CGCTAAGAGTCGTGAATGCCCCGGCCGCAGGCGTCGTACCGCCGATGGCGGGCGGCGTTGCAAACGCAAGATTAGCGCTATCCCACGGCGTGGCACCGTTGAACGTCGGGCGAACCGAGAACGTCTGAGCAGATGCCCAGGTGTTCACGCCGTTCAATAGCGGGATCGTTGCGCCACTTGTGCCGGTGTTCTGCGTGGCAGCCGTGCCAAGACCAAGATTTGTGCGCGCTGCGGAGGCGCTTGTGGCGCCCGTACCGCCATTGGTGATAGCGAGAGTGCCGGTGATGCCAGTGAGCGGCACAGCGCCCCACACAGGCGCCCCGCTCGGTCCAGTCGAGAGAATCGCCTGCCCTGCCGTCGAGCCTGCCGGGTTGAGCAGCGTGATCGGGTTGAGCGTGGCGCCGAACGCCAGCGACGAGAAAAGCGCGAGCGCGCATACAAGAAACTTTTTCACTTAGAAGCCCCTTTGACTTTTTCGAAAGTGCGCAAACCGCCGAGCCCGAGCATCCCCATCATGAGTTGCCACAGGTTTTCATCGAGACCCGGCATCGCCGGCAGCGGATGGCCGATTGCGACAACGCCCCAACTGACGATCGGGCGCAACAGGTATTGATAGGCAAGCGCGAAGGCGCACACCCATCCGATCGCCGGGCGCCAGCCAGAGACAAACACAGCGCTGTTTCCTGCCTCGGTCTGGTTGACGCCGATCTGAGCCTTTGCGATTTCAAAGGCTTGATCCATCTCCTTGAACTCGCCGGCCTGCTGCGCCTTGAATAGCTCTAGCTTTGCCGCGGCTGCCTGCTGCGGATCGGGCCAGACTCTATCGATGATCTTCGAACCGAAGTCGAGAACCGAACTGATTCCGGTAATGTCGAGCAGTCCCATATCAACCCCCCTTGCGCATCATGTCGGCGAGGCGGAGCGCCCTGCCCTTGACCTGTGTCGCCCATGCAGATGCGAGCATGCCGTCTGCCGCTGCGTCGTACTTGCCCTGCCGCATGAACACGAGCGTGTTTCGGAACCCGAGAAGCTTCGTGATGCCCAGGTTATAGGCCATGTTACAAATGACGCGCTGCCTGACGTCGTTCAGATCCGTCCACCACGGGAGGTTGCGGTCGAGATCGTGGAAGACGTCTTCGAGATCGTCATCGAGCAGCGAATCGACCTGTGTGTCATTGAGCGGACACTTCCAGCCGGCCGGAAGCGGCTTCGCCTGGAGGTTGTGCCCGACGCCGACCGTATCGATACCCTTCGTGTCCTTGTAGACCGAATACCGAACGCCCTCGTCGCGGCGCAGCTCGGCAATTAGCCGCTTCAGGTTCTCGTCGTTCATTTACGGAATACCTTGTCTCTGATGAGAAAGATCGTCTGGAGCACCGTATAGATGATCGTCGCGACCAAAAGCCAATCCGACAACCCAAGACCTAGCAGCGTCGCTACAGATATTGAAACTGGCGGCATTACCTTTGCCGCGCTGGCCGCGAGATCATTCATTTGTTACCCCGATTGGTCTGTTTTATTTGGAAGGCGTTATGCCGCCTTTTCCTGTAACGACGAAAGAGGAACCGCGTTCGCGGCATCCTGAGCCTGCATTTGCGCGTGGATCTTCCCGAAGACATTCACTGCGACTTTCAGCGGTAATTCGCCGAGCGCCTGAATAATGACCAGCATGTCAGCCTGCGGAAGTTTGATTTCGTATTCCATAATTAACCCACCAGAAGGCGGCGAACCGTGCCGCCCGCGTCGACGATTGAGATGTATCCGGCTTGCGCCACTGCGCCGGCCGTGTATGTGCCAAACTGAACCAGCCCCGAACCCTGCGGAGACAGTTTCAGATTTACGTTCGTATCAGAGCCGTTTGCGGCAACCGTGGCCGCCTGGCCGGTCGTTCCAGCGATGAACGTCAGGTAGTTCGCCGCGTTCGCTGTAGGCGAGAAGTACGCCAGAGGTACGCTGTTTGGGCCAAAGACCTGCAATCCGATGTCGGAAAAGTTGATGCCGGTGGTTTTCGTCGAGTCGGCAATCGTCGACAACACACTTGCGGAGGCGAACCCGGCCGGCGTATACCATTGCAAGGAATGGCCCTTCGCCATCGCAACCGCAACGCCAACGCCGTTCGTCCCGTCACACCCGACAAGTGACGTCTGCATGAAGTTGATGCCAACGCCCCATCGCGTCGGGTTGTTGACGATCTGAATGGCTGCTGATGCGTCGTACTGGCGAGCGATGACCAGATAGCGCGTGCTGACCGTCTGCGAGATATTGACGGTGTAGGTTCCGGATGTGATCGTTCCGGTGATGACCGTTCCAGCAGCGACACCGACGCCAGTAACCGAATCACCGTTCTGCGGAACGTAGTTCATCTGCGGCACGACGCCAGAGATGACCAACTGATTACCCGAGATGAACCCGGTACACGTCTCGCCAAGCACGCCAGCTCCAGCGCCACACTGGAGGCCGATCGCGGCACCCTGAGCGTAAGGCGTCGGCGACGAACCCTGTTGCTTCGTGACCAGATCGAATTCGATACAGTAGGTCGTGCCGGCTGCGGCCGTATCGTGGTGCGCTTCGATGTAGACGCCCCATGCGCTCGTCGGCAACGACGCATGATTATTCACGGCGTAGAACTGAGCGCCGATGCACGATGCAAACTGGCTCGTTGCCGTCAGCGATTGAGCGGCAAAGAGCGCGGCATTCGTTCCTTGAGCAGATGGCGCGGCGCTGGTGAGAACGGTCAGCGCCCCATTGAGCACATAGTTCTGGTAGCCATAATCCTGCTCATGAAGCGAGAACCAATCCTGCGTAACCGGGGGGAATGCGCCGTCAGATACCGTCGCGCCACCCATGAAGACGCGATCATTCATGCGCTGGATCTGCGCGCCGTTCTGTGCGAAGAACTGACCCGTACCGGGCTGGTTGATCGCTTCAGTCTGCATCTTGGTGGCAATCGCACCATCGGCGAACTTGGCCGTCGTCACCGACTTGTCGGCCAGCTTCGCCGTCGTCACAGCGCTGTCGACGATCTTCGGCGTCGTGACCGTGCCATCACTCGGCGCACCGACGAGGCGCGATACGCCACCGCGGACATAGACGTTCGACACGCCGACCGGGATCGGCGACGTGAAGACCATTCCGTATCCAGCGATCGAGTATTGGTCCGGGCCCTGGAACGATGCATCGAAGAACACTTCGACGTTAGACGCCGACATGTACTGATTGGCGAGCGTCAGCGCCAAGCTAACGCCAGGCGTGAAATCGACGCCAGCCTTGAAAATCTCGACGTTCGGGCTGATCGCGAGCAGCGCAACGTCATCTTGCGTCAGATAGCGGGAATCCAGCACCGAGATCGGAAGCGCGCGAGTAACGCCATTTGCGTTCTGCCACACCGGCAGCTTGTCGTCGGAGCTTACCGAGCTGGTGACGCAAAGATCATTGATTGTGGTCATTGTTGTACCGTGGCCTCTGCGATTGGGCCGTATTGGCCGGCGATCAGTGCGGCGAAAATGTCGCGCCCGTATGGCATGACGTCTTTAGGAGAGGCCGCGAACTTGACCGGAGCATCCCCGAGCGAAGGGAATACGACGTCGATCACAACCATCGAATACGTCGAGTCGACCCATACCGGATTGGCGATTGAGTGGTAGTCCATTTACGCCGTCCTCACCCACAGATACACAGAATTGCTGACGCTTCCCGTTTGCACCCACGTACCGGGAAGCACAGGAACAGTCGCGGAAATTGTGCCGAGCGCGACAGAGCCAACGCCGAAGGCGACCTGATTCGCTGCGATCGTTGCCTGAATGGTTGCCTGCGTGACCGTCTGCGATCCGTTCACATAGAGCGGAGCAGCCGGCATGTTGTAGCGGCCATTTACAGCGTCCCAGGAAATCGCGCGAGAACCGTCCGGAACAAGACCAAGAAGGCCGCCATTGGAGATCACTGCGCCGTTACAGTTGATGTTTCCGGACGTGGTGAAGACGCCTACAGAATTGAGCTCTGCTCGCGCGGTTTCAGTCGTACCATCCGGGCTAACCAGACGCATCACGACGCCACCGACACCGGGCGATCCGCTGTTATTGGTGATGTAGGTCGAGCCGTCCGAACCATCGGACCAACTAAGCCAGGCGCCCGTTTGATTGTGTGGCGCAGCCTGCGTGGCGCGAACCCATCCAACGTTGTCGAAATGGCTATCCAGGAAATAACGCCCGCCGTCATTTCCGACAATCACAAGCGGCACGTTCTCGGGCGACGTATGGTCTGCGCCGTTATACGCATACATCCCGAAACCAGTCACCCAAACTTGATTCGTGGTGTTCTTGTCGCGCGCTCGAAGATCGGCGAGACTTCCGGCGCTTTGCACGCTCGATGTCGAGATTGCCGTCTCGACCGGATCAGTCTCGTTCAGAGACGCATAGACGAGGCGCCCCGATGCATCGAGAATCGTGATCGAATAAGGAATCTGGCAAAACAGGTGAATCAACGATCCGGCTGCGGCTGCATGGCCGTGCGTCGTCCTGATCGGCTGCGCGACCACGACGGAACCAGCAAGATCGGAAGTTACAACAGACGGGTATGCAACGGGATCAAGTCCCGGCTGCCCGATATAGATGAAGCCCGATTCGAGCGGAGCACCGTACAAATCGGTAAAAAAAGGAAGCGCACGCGCCTCGCTAGTGGCTGCCATAGCAATCCCCCAAAGGTAAGCGAAGCGCCCCGAAGGGCGCCCGAGACACGTTGCTTACGTCTGGTTGAAGAGCATGATCCCGGCCATCTCGGGATTGGTGACCGACACACCGTAGAACGCATCGACACGGTACAGCGACTTGTACGTCTCGATGTGCGCCTGCTTGGTCATCACGATCTCGATGCCTTGATCGGTCGTGCCGCGCATCACTGCAAGTCCTTGGTCCGAAGGAACTGCGAGGCGACCCGGCAGGATTTCGACCGCTTCTTTCTTCCAGAAGCAGTTCACGCCGGTCGTGACCGTGTTGAGCCAGGTGATAGCCGCGCCCGATGCCGGGGTTGCCGTCACGTTCTTGTACGCGAGTTCCGCATCCGTGCCGCCCTGACCCGAGATGATCGCCGGGGTGATCTGAACCGTACCCGTGCCGCCTGCACCCGAAACAATGCCGACGATACGGAAGGTCTTGAGCTGGCCGGTATCGATCTTCGTGATCGGATGAACGTTGTTCACGCCTGCAATCGTGAAGGCATCGCCGACCTTGACCGTGCCCGACGTGACGGTGATTGCCAGCGCCTGGATGCGGTTGTCGACGTTCGACTGCAGCGGGCCAGTCGGCGACGAGGCGAGAGCCTTCGGCGTGGTGAACTGGTTCGCACCGTTGACCGTGACCGTCACGCCAGCAGCAGCAGCCAGACGCGCGAGGTAGTCAGCCTTGAGCACGCGCTCGAAGCCTGCCACTTGGCGGCCGACCGTTGCCATTTCGTAGGCGGTCGCTGCCTTCTGGCCTTCGACCAGATATGCGCGGCTGGCGAGGTTGCCGGCCATTGCGTTGTAGTCGCGCGAACCGAAGACCGAGTAACGGCCGTCGTAGTCGATGCCCGACTCATTCATCAGCGAATCAGCTTGCGCCAGATCGTCGAAGCCGGTCGCGGCAACCGTGCGCTTCACGACGAGCGAGCCGAGCGTCGAAACGGCGTTCACCACGTCGACATTGATGTCGGAGGCGATCTTTTGCTTTGCAGCCGTGCCGAGGCGGTTTTCTTGCAGCGCGTCGCGCAGTTCGGTCGCGTCCATCGTCCACGGGGAGCTGCGGATCGTGTCGATTGCGGCCGGCACGGTCAGCTGCGTCTTGCCGACGAAGTTTGCGGTTTGATCCAGGCCCGAGAACGAACGGGCGATGTACGGCATCGGGCGGCGAATCATATCGCCAGCGCGGGCCATCATCGTTTGATCGTTCGAGAAGACGGTGACGGCTTTCGACATGACCAGTTGGTCATTGAAGCCTTCAAGGAGGTTTTCGAATGCGATGCGCTCTTCTTTCGAGAACGAGTTCGCAGTCGAAAGGAACGGTGTTGCCGGAGGCTGTGCCATGATTGGTTATCCTAAATAAAACAACGAAAAGAAATGGCGGGTTCGCCACTGATTTCGCATCCAGCTAGGACTAACGCTCAAGGCGCCGATGGGGCTGAGATACGTTGATGCTTGCGATGTACCGGGCAAGGATTTATCTCATGCCCGATACATTTCGCTTTCCCGAATGGTACTACTTTACAAAAAGTGTAGCAACTACTGGATTACTTCTGCATCTGCTTCTTGTACTGGACGACCTTCGAGTAATCGCCCGTGCGCTC